CTGCTAGAGAAGTCTACTATTACTCTATCACCAACCTTAATTTCTTCAGGTTGTTCAAATTTCTCTGTAGGTCTCTCAACAGCTTTTCTGACCACTTCCTTGGCTGTTTCAACCTTTGGTTCAGGGATAGCAATCTCAAACTTGTGACCATTATGAATACTACTCCAAAACATGGGTCCTTTTACAGACTTGCCCCAAGTAAAGCCACCTTCAAAGTATCCAGCATCAGCCTTCTTTTGAAATACTGCCACATTTCTGGGATTACCTTGTCTTTCTTGTTCATCAAGCATAAGCTCAACAACATGGGGGGGATAACCCTCAATAGCTTCAATACAATCTTTCTTTGTTACCATCACTCAACAATATATTTAGTTCCACCAATCTGTAACCACTTTAATGTGTTGATATTAACAGGTCTGATGTTATCTTCACCCTCAATATCCATATCAATGCAGTTATATCTTCCATCTCTTGATTCAAATTGAATCTTGAAGCCTCTCAATATCCTATCCTCACCTTCTTCATAAGGAAGAATAGGATTCTCTATAAGCTCAGTGACAAAGTTTTTAGCTGCATTGGCAACTCCTTTCTTCATGGCTTTAATAGAGTCAATGCTATTAGAGAATTGCTCAACAAGGGTATTAATCTCCTCTTGAAGTTTCTTCTTACTCTTAGGTTTATCTTGCTTCTTAAAGCATACTGTAAATACCTGTGAAGTATGGATTCCTTCAAAGATAGACCTGATGCCTTTAGTACCATCTCTTTTATCTTCTTTGGTTACCTTTACTTCCTCAACTACTTCATCAGCACTCTCAATATATCCGCTGACATATTCATTGCCAAGTCTTACAGTATCTCCACTCTCAAAGTGCTTTGCATGTATGACACTTCCATCAATACTTTGCACCACATAATGTGATGATTCACTTAGTACATCACCTACTTTTAATTGTTTAATTTCTTTCATAATGTTATTCTATTGGTTTGAATTTATAACCATACTGTATATCAGCTCTGTCTGATTCCATTCTTGCATTATCAGGTAAGGCATATTGTTTACACCATTCTTCAGCCCTGAATACCTGTGCCCTTAAATCAGATAACCAGAATGAGCTTCCACCTCCATTTTCATTGAAGTACCAGAAGCCATCATCTTCAACTAAGATAGCGAAGCACACATGTAAGTCATTTACACCTCTTGGATGAAGCATAATACCATAGCAATCCCCTAGAATATAAGCTCTAGGGAAATTACTCTGTGTACGACTTATAATATTATTATGCAATCTCTCACTTTGTAGACTTCTATTCAAATCAGTTTGAATAAAATCCTCAAGGTGTTGTTTGAAATTGAATACTTCCATTAGATAAACTCTTTAAGCTTACTCATATAAGCCTCTGTGTTCTTCATAAGCTCATTGGTATCAGCTATCCGAGCTTCAATAGTTTTGATAGTCTCCCTGTCCTTTTCAATGTCTGCAAGCATCTCTTTTGATAGAGAATCTGCCTCATTGTATGCAGAAACAAACATTGATTTTACCTTACCTAGCCTGTCAGCAAATGATAACTTAGGCTCTTCCTTTGTTTTCTTACTTCCAATCATGTTATTTTAAATTAAATAGTTTTACTACTACAAATATAAGGAACATAATTGTTCCTATTATACCAAGCACTATACCTAGACTAAACATCAACATACCCTCTTTTGATGAATGTGTTATCCAAAAGATTTTCTAGCATCTTCTTCATTATCATAGAGTCTACATCCCCATATACTAGCTATTCCTTTATCTATATAAAGGTTTCCATATTCTCTAAGTGCATCTGGTTCTGATTGATACCATTTATAAACAGCATCTGCAAAATTATCACCTTCCACATTAGATGCTAACAACTGGGCTTTAGCTGGTATACCTTCCATACCAGTAGCTAAATAACCCTCTGACCATATATTATATAAAGGCATATCTTATAATAGTTTACGGTTCATAAATTCCTCATGCAAAGGATGTGCTAACTCATATGCTTGTGGATGAGCACTACCTGCATCTCTTAACTTAAAGAAACCTTCCCATTGTTCAATAGTACCAGTCATAATCAACTCAGTCTTTAAACTATTAGGAAGTACCGCTCTAGCTTGTTGAGGTTTCCAGCCTAATTGAATAAGGTGGAAATATTCTTTCTCTGCATAGCATAATGCCCTAACAAAAGCTGCCCCTTCTTCATTTGTACATCTGTCAATAATAAGACATCTATCATAAGGTTCCTCTACATCTTTGATAGAATAAGACCCATCTTTAAGGTCTAACCAGTTAGGTATGATACAGGTAAGTTCATTACCAAACTTATCCTTAGAGTAGTTGCAATAACGGGTACTCTCTTGAGCAAATGAGAATACTCTATGTCTCACATATTCATGAGATACCCCTCTGTCACATATAAACTTAACAGTAATTCTCTTAGCATGATGCTCTGTAGGTTCACATAAATACCATGTGTCCTCAAGCCAGTCATTCTCAATAAGAACTCTTAGATTGGTTGTCACACACCAACAGTCACATTTATCCCCATGTTCATCCTTCATTGATAAACCTGTGGACTCTGTAACTATTGAATATTTATTATCCATATATCTAAGTTCACTCATACCTGAATGTCCTGTAGTCATTGGTATAGCTAAATAAATAGTACCATGTTCCAACATAGCACCATGACCGCTTGCTATCATTTTATCAACAAATGCTTTAGCTGTTCCTTCTGCTATTTTATCTTCTGACTTATAACATACTCTGCCAGCACGCTCAATTTGTTTATAGACTCCTTCAAGACTGGGTTCTTGTTCCCAGATTTCAAAACTTGGCTTAATTAGCTTCATATTCTACTTTTAATTTAGTTACTAATTCCTCAATAGGTTTTAGTGCATTTAACATCTCATTCAACTTGGTTCTAGCCTTATCATAGTCTGAACTTTCTACAATACCTTTCACCTTGAAGTAGTTCTGATAAACTAATGATATAGGAATGTTAGTTCCATTCATAGATAGCTTAATTAGTTGATGTAAATTTGTATCATACTTGCTATAGAAACCTAATACATTAGCTAGTTCTTCACTTGACATTTGAACTATATAGGATTCATTACCTGCTTCTCCAATTACTTTCATATTACTCTGGTATTATTTCAAATTCATCTATTGTCCATGTGCCACCAAGTGCTTCATGAGGCTTGAAAATAGCATCTTTAGCTAATGCTTTAATCTCATCTTTTGTAGAACCTTTAGGTACCTGAAAGGAAATGCTCTTACTATAAGTAATACTAGCAAGTACTTCCACTTCCTCATAAGGTTCTTCATTGTATGGTGCTCTAGGGTCAAAATTACCCCCTAATGGTAAATTATCCATTTTCTTTAACTTCTTTAAGTCCAACTCCAAGTTGTTTTCTTTGATTAGCCTTCTAGCAATAACACTTTCAAGTTTAGCAGGTATACTTATATGCCTTCCATTACTGTCAGTATAGATAGCATGGTCACCATTATGTCTGTCATAATGAAAACCATTTGCTCGTACTATCCTGACAAACTCTTTGTGTTTATACTACTTCATCTGCTATTTGAGTTTCTACAACTTGTTCTGCCAATAATCCAGCACATGGTGGTTCAATAATTTCCTCAATTCTTGTAACCTCATATAGATGCTGTATTCCATTAAATGCTCCTTGAGCTTTAAGTAACCCATCTGCTTGCTTAGGGTTTCCAGCTTTAACAACTGCACATCCTTTGCCTACACCAATTACATTAAACTCAAGTACCCATAACCTCATAGGTGCATCACTAATAGGACAAGTTTCCCTGTCCCTATTAGGTGATGTATCTATTGGTCCACAATATATTCCACTTTGTCCCATTTATTTAACTTTAACCAGTTGATTACTAAATTTTAGCTTGCTGTAACTATGTAGAGTATTCATAGTTGCTGCAACTCTGGCTTTCAAAGGAGTAAAGGCTATAATATAACCTACAGAAAGCTCCTCGTAATGAGGGGTAGTAGTTACTACCTTATCTCCTATATTAAGTTCTTGTCCTAATATATCAACCATTGTCACATTTCTTTTGATTATCCATCCACATTACAGTCATCACGCAGTAATTAGCCATATCAAGTAATGTATCCCTAATAGACTCATCCTTGACTAATGCTTCCTCACCTTTGGACAACTTCTTGAATCTCAGCCACTTGTCACCCAGTCTGATTCTTGCAGCAGCAAGACCTTCCTCATTACATGATGTTTCAAATGAATTACCATAATCATGATTCTTCTTTACAAAGGTTTCAATCATACCTTTGACTATCTCTGTAAAGTCATGTGCTGGACTAGCTAATGCTGCAATGCTTGCTTCCTCTGCTGCCTTTATCATTTCTTCCATTCTTCCATTGTTTATATGTTTCAAACTTGACTATGAAGTCATTTTCTTCTCTCACAAATAGCTGACCTGATTTAAGACTTCTATATGAAACACCCTCGACCCATTTCTTAGTTGTAGGGTCTTTAATCAAGCACTTCTCACATAAAAAGTACTGATTACCCTTGTATACATATACCCTGGTCTTTTCAAGTTTATCAGCTAAAAACCACATAAGGAACAGTAGACCTATTAAGCCTACTGTTACTATAGTTGCTATTATAATCATATCAATCTGAATTAGTTTAATGCACCCAATACTTGTTTACTTCTGCTTCAGCAGGAATAGGAAGTTTAGTACAAAATACACCTGCTGCTTCTTCCATAAAGAACTTAAGTTTGTCTGCTATTTCTGGCATAGATTCTGGATACTCAATACACGCTTCATCATGCACTAGATTCACTATCTTAACTATCCCAAACAAGTTGTTTTCAATAATCCACCTGAAGAAATTAGTCATAGCATATTTAAGTATGATAATGCCTGTCAATTATGTTATCTTACAGGCTCTTTATCCTGTAATTCAATACTTTCTTTTTCAGTATTGTTCAGACTATATCTTAATATATTCTTGCAAAATGTTATTAATTCAGTAGGAGTAGCTGAGTTCTTCATAGAGTTTGCTTTCTTAGAAATGATTTGCACATTACCTTTGATATATCCCTTACTATTATCTATTCTATCAATAGATGGAGAATATTCATAATCTCCTTTAGTCCCCACAACAATTGGAACTTCAAGTATAGGACATGTCTCTGGAATAACTATATCACTTTCATTAATATTAAACTCTAAGCCTTTCACTCTGGCTCTTATTTCTGTTCTATGTAATATCTGTTTCTTGTAATTCCTCAGAAATTCAACTCTTTTACCTTCTAAGTATTTCTTCCTTGCACTTGGAATCTTACTCATAATAATTCTTTGCCTTTCCCAATTACTTAAACTGCTAATACATTCAGTACAGAATAACTGTCTCCTATTAGGAGAAGTCTCAGATTTGACTTTTACCTCCCATTCCCTACCACAATTTATGCACTTTCTTACCTCTATATGTCTAGGTGTTTTATTTTTCATATTCATACTTTATTATTCCAGTACAAATATAGGCATAATTGATAACATTTCAAAATATATTCTCCCTTTTCTTGGTACTTTACTATCCTTATTAGGACTCCATGTACTAGTCGTTACACCTTCTACATATTACTATGTAGCTTGGCTCGGTATTCTCATCACAGAGTTCACCGAATTTAAGGAGTTTATTCAGGGCACGAGTCCACCCTGTGTGGGAGAATTAAGACCCAGCCTACCCCATTTACTGACAGCTTTGAAGTGAAGAGATACTCTTCTTTTCATCCAAGTCTTATGGAACTCATCACCAAGTTCTTGTTTCTTCCTTCTATATTCATCCCAGAAATCACTGTCAAATTTAACACCTTCAATCAACCAATATGAATGGTCACTCCAGTACACTTTATGTCCAGTTAAGGGATTAATAAGAATATACCCATTCTTCTTTACAGATTCTAGTGCTCTCTTACCAAATGCAGTAACACCCGGAAAACCCTTATCATAAGCATCACCAATCTTGTCAGCTTCTTCTATTGGTATACCCAAGGAATCCGCAATTGATGAAGAACCACCACCAAATTGCTTGGCAAACTCTGGCGCTTTGGCTTTCTTTCTTAAATCAGGTCTTTTCTTCTTGATGTCCTTGACTTCAATACCTTTAAGTTCATCAGGAAAACATGCCTTAGCTACCAGAGAATGCATATCACCTGAACCATGAACAAACTCATGAATCATTGACTTCTCATTATAAATGTCAGCCCCTAATCTTGACTCAAGTGCACTGTAATCACAACTACAGAATAGATTGCCTTCCTCACATATAAAACAACTTCTTGTTCTATTGTTGCCCGGCAAATTCTGTACTTGAGGATAAGCACATTTGAGCTTGTTGTTCTTAGTATTAAGTGGCAGTTTCTTTAGCTTAGCCAAGTCAGTGTTAACCTGTTGAGAACCACATGACATTCTACCTGATGATGCACCAAGTTGCTTGAATACAGTATGTATTCTGCCAGTCTTGGGATTAACAGCATTAAGGTAAGATTGTCCATAAGTAGAACATACCTTATCAGCTTCCTTATAATCAAAGTAAACCTTAAGGAAGGCATCATTTATACCTTTCTGTTTTGACAGTACCTTTTCAAGTGCTGAATCAGCTTCTTCTCCTGTACTTTTGCTGATAACTGTTGTGTTGAATCCAAGCATCTTTAATATAGGAACAACTTGTCTTGAGCTATCCCAGTTAATCACACATATTGGTTCAGTATTAAAGCCTGAAAACAAGTCACCTTGCCTGTTTATCATAACATACTTACTAGGGAGTCTTTTCTTAATCTTACATCTGTAAGCCTCAAATTGTGCTCCACATTCATCTGTTATGTCAAGTTCAGGTGCCCTAAGTTCATTCTTAAATGTCTTTCTTTCATCATCTATATCATCCTCATCTTTATCAGACAATGATATATAGGCTGTGAAATACTCCTTACCAGTACATGAGCTGACTATGAAGTCATTAAGTGAACCAAGAAATACCTTCTGAATCACTTCATCAAATACCATTTTCTTCTTCCACTTGGCTTCATCAAGTTTAATACCACACCATTCAAGATAGGATATAACAGGAACAAATTCACACTCAAGTCTAGCCCCATTAAGTAAGCCTCTCTCTTTAAGGACCTCAACCTGTTTGTTCATTATATCCCCAAGATACATGACATCTCCTGCTGCATACTTGATAACAGAAGTATCAATACCTCTCCATATAATCTCCCCTCTGACTGTCTTGTCAATATCTATTTTAAGGTATCTCCAAGCAAGAGCCTTTAAGGATGCTCCAGAATGGTTGTATATAAATTCAGCTGCATCAGGTACATTATTGTACAGTAATGCTTTCTTTGTATCAGGGTCAAGCTTGTCATATCCCTCATAGTTATAGGCAAAGTCACAATATTGATTCATTGTCTCATTGTCCATACCCACAAGGAAGAATGGATAACCAAGATAGATTAACTGTTCCACAATCATAGTATCATAGCATTGAGTAACTATTATACCATAATTAAAGAGAAACTGCAAGTCAAACTTTAGATTCTGACCTATCATAAAATGAGTCTCAATGTACTCTTTGTAGACCAAAGGAGAAATAGTGGTAACATCTACCACTATTTGATTCTCTCCTTCAATGTCTCCAAATTGCATCATCAAAACATCATTAATATGTGCATCCCTGCCATTAGTTTCAGTATCAAACTGAAACATATTCCAAGCAGATAGCATATTCAATGATTCTTCAACACTTATCTTAGTGTATGCATCATCAGTGAATAATTCAGATTGACCACTTACAAAATAAATCATTTATTCAAATGTTACACTATAACCCTTGCCCATAATATGGTCAATAGACTTGACAATTGCATCAGCTTCTTCAAGTCTTTCACCTTCAACTATCATAGGTCCACCTGATGGGTCTACAAACTTCTTACCACTTATTAAACCAGTTCTCAAAGTTTGATTACTTAGCTTTAATATATAGGTCTTTGATTCTTCTCCATTAGGCTTCTTCAATAGTTTGAGCGTGTTATTCTCACCATATCTTGAGTTAAGTTTGATTAATTCTTTCATGTTGTTGAGTAAGCTACAAGTTCATCAAAGTCAATTACATATTTGTACTTTTGAAAGAAGCTATTGCCTAATACACCATGCAGATTTACTCCCTTTTCTTCCTTAAGCATACCAAAGGTATTACTCAAGTCAAGCACTTGGAACATATCAGCATAAATCACTCCTTTGTACTTTAAATCAATGCTGACATAATCAACTTCAACTTGTGCACCACCTACACCATATACAGTACCTTCAAGGTCAAGCTTTATGTGTTCAATAGTATCAATTAAGCTACTATCTATGATACAATAATTAGCACCAGTATCAAGCAAGAAATTCAATTTCTTACCACCTACTTGAAAGGTAATAATTGGTAGGTCTACCAAGTCCATAGTTTCTCTGAAAGATATTTTACCTGCTGGGTCAATATTCTTTCTATGTCTAGCTTTTTCAACAATGTATGCAATTGCTGCAATAGCAAGCACTAACAACACTGTGAATATCAGTTTATAAATAAACTCCATGTTTTCATTTTGTTTATAGTTTAGTTAGTACTTCCTATACCACCTCTTGAATCATTGCCAAGATGGTCTACTTGTACTAGCTCTACCTTATTACTAAATACCCATTTAAGCTTCTGCCATGCAGTTGCAAATTGGGAGGGAACAATCTCAAATTGACAAATCCTAGTACCTTTAGGTATAGTGGTTGCTTTAATAGCAAGTAAAGGAGCCTTCCATTCATCTTCATCACCATTATAAGTATTATCAATAATACCTATACTATTGGCAATCTGCACATTCCATTTACTTGGTGTGCTACTCCTGCTATATACTTTGGCAATCATACCTTTGGGTAACTCCATTGCTACACCTAGTTTAGCCACATAAAGTTCACCTTTCTTCAAGGTTACATCTTCTGCTAATACTAGGTCAAAGCAATCTGATTTATCTCCTTCTACTCGTATGGGCATACAGCCCAATGTTATCTCTTTAACTTTTACTTTCATTCCAAAACTTATTTGTTATGTCCTCTACTATATGAGTATTCTCAAACTTTTTAACTTTATAGAACTTCTGGTTAGTAGTCTCACTGGTTAAAGGACCATTATTTTCTACATAAGGTCCTAATTTGATATAATCAAAGTTCTTCAACTCTATGTGTTCAGATAACATCTGTACACCACTATACCATGCAACCTTAAGGTCTAATTCATCATGTACCCACTTAGCCAATCTGTTCAATCTCTTTGTGTCAGAGTCTCCACCCATGAAGCAAATGGTAGTTATACCTTCAGCTTCTGTTGCTAATTGTGTTAACTTTTCTATGGTCAACTCTTCACCTATATCCTCTGCCAAGTAAGGACTATGACAGCCCTTACAATGACATGGACAATTAGATAAATTGATAGCAAGAGAAACTTCATCAGGAACTTCCTGAAATACTACTTTTGTGTCCACATATTTCATAATAATCTATCAGTTATATAAGTTACCACTATACTTGACAAACTTAATACAGATACAGATACTACTTCCCAGCCATAAATAGCCATACTGTCCATATCCTTCTCTGCATCTGACACGCTGCCAAAGACCTTAATTTTATGTATCTTCTTGTATTCACTCATATCTTGTCTCCTTTACTGTACACTCTCTGTGTTGCATCCCAATGTCTGCCTTTATCATAACCATCAATAGGTCTTAAGAATCCTACCACTCTAGTCCAGACTCTCATAGGATGTCCACACTTAGGACAATGACTCATAGGATATTTGGCTATAAAGTGACATTTCTCATTAGTACACTCACTGTTTGGTATGTTATAAGTGAAGTATGAAGTACCTTTCTTGGCAGCATAATCCATTAGTGTAAGATATTGAGACTTACTCAAATGTTCTTCAAGATTACAGTGTAATCCTACACCACCATCAAGTAGTTCAGTGAACTCCTTACCATGCAGCCTAAACCTGTCAAGTACACTGGTATTAGGGTCCCAAGCATTATAGAAATAACTGTTATAAATCTTGGTATCTTCTGGTACCCAATACCCATCTTCCTTATCCCAGTTATAGTTCTTTGAACTTAATCCTTCTGCTGGAACTAATTCAGTGTTGAACTTGAACTTCTTGCTGCTATGTAACTTGTTCTGTTCACTGATAGTACCTGTAATCAACCTACAGAACTCCTTATATTCCTCATTGTAACTTACTTCAATACCAAAGTACCTTGCTGCCTCATTGATACCATTAATACCAATAGTACAGAACAAGTCTCTCATACCAATATAACCAGCAGTTGAAGCATTGAACATGCCTCTCTGTTCCCACTCATAAAGAATAGTCTTATATGCTGTATGATACTTATAGACTCTCTCAAGAATCTTGATAAGATGTTCCTTTATACCTTCTGCAATTTCCTCTTTATGAGCAAACCACCTAAAGCAATTAGGAGCAATCATACCAGCTGCCCTGTCTTTTGCATCAATTTCTCTTACCCAATCCTGTACAATCCTGTTCAAATTGAGAGTAATTACATTGCAACTACCTGTCTTGACACCAGTAAGACCATTAGTGAAACTGAATACATTTTCTTCAATCTCATTCCTTAATCTACAACATGATGCAAGACCATTGGGGTTGTCACTTATATAGACAAAGAATGAGTGTCCTTCACTGTGCATTTCTGCTGTAAAGTCCTTATATTCTTCATCAAGATAATTACCATCCTTATCAGTAAGAAGAGCCATAGTTTCAACAGGGAAAGTAAGCATAGCTTTAGTTCTTTCTCTATTAAACCACTTCATGAACTTCTTTTGTAAATAAGATACTCTTTCCCATGAAGGCTGTGTACCATCAGGGAAGTAGAAGTCCTTGAACAGTGCTTCCCAGTACTTACTGTCATAATAAGAAATATTGGTAAATGGTGATTGCCACCCTCTGTTTTGGGCAGGTTGATTGATGTAATATACAATTGTCTGAAAGGCAGCCTCAATCTTCTGACCTATGGTTTTTCTGTTCTTTACATGGTCTGAATCTGCATACACTTGTTCTTTCAGATGATAGTGCTCACCATAATCCTTGACACAATAATAGTCAAAGTAGTTGAAGAACTCACCAAATGCTACTGCGCCCTTACATTGTGCTGATAAAAGGAAAACAAGATTGTTGAATTGACCACAGAAACTTGACAGATGATTGGCTATCTTAGGAGTCACACCATCCATATCCTTGATACCATTACTTACTAATGGAAATAATGATACAGCTTCACAGTAATTCTTAGGTACTGCTGAACTGGCTTCATCATGAATATAAATGATATGATGCTCTATATCCTTCTCATACTGCTTGGCAACTTCAGGGAACATAATGTTGAGCTTCTCCTTCATTCTAGCTCTCTGTATGATTCTGTTCTTAACCTTAGGTACTTCAGATTCAAGAGTTACTACATTCTTCATGGATATATTGGCATTAGCATCTGTCTCTGATGATGCTGCTGCATTTTCAGTAGACTTGCTGTATTTCTCCATATAATCCAATCTGTCTTTAATCTCTCTTGCTTCCTTGTGTCTTTCCCTGTAAATGATATAAGATTTAGCTGCCTCAAAATGATTGTCATTCATAAGAATCTGCTCAATCTTATCCTGTATCTCTTCAACATTGATGTTATCTTTGTCTGTAAGACCCAAGATGTTAGGTATCATCAGGTTAAGATATTCAGGCATTAATTGCCCGACAGAGTTGAATGCCTTGGTTACTGCAATGAGTATCTTTTCAAGGTTAAACTCTTCAATTGCTCCATCTCTTTTTGTTACTAACATGTCTCTAGTTTAATTTTCATTATACAACCATTTGCAAGTGCTTCCCTACTGTACCTAGTGGAATTATTCTGATAATATGTAAGGTCTGTGAGTATCTTCCTCCAATCCCTCAGTATATTACCATTAACATCCTTGAGGTCAGTTTCACCAAAGTTTCCATCAAATTCCCATATCAATGGAGCCACAGTCCTTCTATTGATGACTATGAATTGATAATATGCTATCTTGAAGTCCTTGAAGTATTCATCTTGCGCTATTACCTGTGATAATATGTAACTGTACAACTTAGCCTGTATGTCATATCTCCATTGACTGAATGAGCCATTAAACTCCTCTTCAGGATGTCCAGTAGTCTTTAAGTCTATGGGATATATAACCTTGTTTCTATGGTCTACAATAAGTTCATCAAACATACATCTTACAGGTATACCATTATAGGTAGCCTTAAATTTCAACTGAAAGACCTTCTCAATATCTTTCACAAAGGGATTCATGGTGAAGAATGAACTTGTGGCAACATTGTTCCTTAGTTCTTCAACACATCTGATAACATCTTGATAGTCATCAGTTGAGAGTACAGTCTTGCCTTCTGCAAGTGTAAGTAAGTTGTAATACTCATTACAGCTTTCCTTGACATTCTTAACCCTATATGCTGCATACTTTGGATTAGCATAGTAATTATTAGCCAGAGCCACCATGTCTATATCTGAATCAGGTATTGTGTCTACCTTCCTATGTGTCTCTTTAAACTTCCTATGCAGTTCCTTTGTAATAGCAATAAGGCTATCAGATAAGCTTGGAAACTCACATACCACATAATTCTCATTGAAGGCATCTTCACCATCAGTTAGCATGGTATCAACTGCTGACCCAAACTGCAATGATGGAGTATCTATTTTATCATAAAGACTTGATAACTTCCTGAAACCTTCTCTTTCAAATCTGCTTAATGTAGAGTAACTTATTGCAGGGTCAGCCCTGTACTCTGGCTCTGAAACTTGCCAAGAAATCTCTTTTATACTTTTCATTTCCATCTCCATTTATACTTATAAGCAGTAGTCCTATTACCATTACAGCATTGACCAATATGTACACCATGTTTAGTGACAGTATCTACTGATTTGGCTGCTTCCATAACTGAGTTATACTCTGCTATTTGATTTCCATGTAGGTCTAACTGAATAACAGGTTTGTACTGCTTACAAATAGTATTAGGGTTTAAAATATTCTCTGACTGACTGACATACCTTAGGTTGCTTGCCATATTATTCAATGGATTTCCATCAATATGGTCAACAACCTTATTATCAGCATGTCCTAAGAATGTCCTAGCAATTAACCTATGCAACCTGTGACTAGTTCTTCTACCACCTTTAGTTAAAGTAACATAATAGTATTTATCAAAGTTTAGTTTAGGGGAAAGTATTCTCTCTTTATATTTTCTAATACCTTTCTCACTAATCCTAATACTAGCAAGAGCTTTAATTCTTCCTAAGTTACTAACCTGATATAAGCCTTCATACTCTGGTAAATTTTTCCACTCTTCTTTAATACTCTTCATACTCCTCCTCCTCACTTGGCAGTTGCAGTTGTTCAACATAAACATCAACTTCTGCCTTTAATTTCTTCAACTCCCACAGGTCAACCTTAAGGTATTCTTCCTTTGGATTATCACCTCTGACATTCTTATTTACCCTAAAGATTGCAGAGTCCACTAGTTCTTGTAAAGACTCAAATTGTCTTTCACTGATAAACCTTTCTCCCAGAGGTATATCACTCTCTGGCAGATTGTTTATCAGTTTTCTCATTCTGTCTACTGCCACCATAACTTTTAATTACTTTAATTGCTTCCAACAACTGTCTCTTACCAAATATCTCAAATATAAGGTACTTATCATGGTCAGGATAACTCTCTATGAGTTGTCTGAACATCTTGAATTTAACAGGAAAGACATCATTAGTCTGTCCCTTGACTTCAATAATTACCTTCATACCTTCATATTCAAGGTAAAAGTCTGGAGTGTAAGTAATATCACGTAACTTGGTCAGGTCTAGCTTAAGTAGCTCTTTCTTAGACTTTGTGTAAAAAGGTACAGTAGGTTTACCTCCACTCCACAACACATACTTGTGTGGTTCATATTGGGGTTCAAGCCCATTATCAACTAAGGTTCTGTAAACCATAGCTTCAATCTTGGACTTGAACTCAATACTGGCATACTGTGTTGGGGTAGCATTTTTTACCTTCTTATTTTCCACCTTTCTTTACAGGTCTTGCAAATAATTCCTTCATTGGAACCTTCAAGATATGCTTAGCTGCCATGGCATCATCCAATGTTCTGAATGCAGCAAAGTTTCTGAAGTTCTTGATAAGATGCTTCTGTTTTTCAGGCACTTTCATGATTTCACCTGTTGCAAGACTGATACACCAGATTTCCTTGCTTCTCTCAATATGGTCAGGATACTTCTGGTCAAGTACAATAGCAACTTCTCTCAACAGAATTTGGAACACTGCTGTAGGATAAATCTTATACAAGTTATCCAGATACTTCGTCAAATTATTGAACTTCCAGCCAATTCTTTCAGCAAGATGTTCAACATAGAACTCAATGTCAAGATGAGTACCATCTTCAGTGCTGTCAACGACAGTTAATGCACCACTAGCAACGGCTTTATCCAATACCTCTTCTGTAGCAATAACTAATTCCATTGTTCTTCTACCAGTTTCAGTATTGAGGACTTTGCAAGCAATGATTGAACCTACCTGAATCTCATTACCCTCTGAATTTAAATACTTTTTCATGTTACTTTATTTATAAAATTAATACTCTTTGTACCACTCAATGGTAGTACCATATTTACTCTTTAACTCCCTGTTAATATCAGTGAACAGTTTGGGATTCATCTTGGTTCCAGTCCTTGCATTATATGCAGGATGAGGCACTTTAATCACTGTTCCTGTCTGAATATAAGGCTGAAATGTACCAGCCTGATTTCCAAATAACACATATATCAGTCCGGGGTTACTCATTGATATGTTCTTCAATAAACTGCTAATGAATGGTCTCCATAACATAGTATGGCTTCCCACCTTGTTCATCTCTACAGTTAATGCAGAATTTATCATCAATATACCCTGCTTAGCCCAGCTTTCTAAGGTCTGGTCAAAGATAATGCTATTATGTGGAATCTCAAAGTTGACTGCTGCTTCTTTAACAACTTTTAAAGAAGGAGACAACTCATCCTCTGATACATCAGCCCTGTTGCCAAATAGTATTCCTGTAGCCACATCCTTTTGAGGATATGGGTCTTGTCCAACAAATACTGCCTTTAACTCATTATAAGGGCACAAATCAAAAGCTCTGAATACATTTTCAGCAGCTGGACATACTTTCTTTGAACTGTAAATCCTGTTCATTGCTTCTATAACTATATTCAGTTCCTTTTGATTGATAACCCTTATCCAATCACCAAAGTATTCCTCTAGACTCATACATTCATACTTTCTCTCATAAGTCCAATGTTTTCCCTTAAGAAATCATTGACATCCTCATTACTGAATCTAGCCAGTTCAGGCAAATCAGGTTTACGAATAAACCTGTCACTTACATCAGCTATGATGATTTCAGGAACTCTCTTTGTATACACCCTAGTTCCATTCTCCTCAAAATAATTGAACTTATTATGTACCATAGAAGTATTTGTATTAAGAGATGCTCCTTCTGTTATCACAGTAGGAATAAGTTTCTTAAGGATGTTCTTCTCAACTGGTCCATCACCTGTAAATACCTTAGGACTGATATACATTATTGGCTTCAGAAGCTCAATAAAGGGATTAGTCAAGTTGTACTTGACTACATTCAACATCAATAACTCCATTCTGCTGTTAAATATAACACCAGCACCGCCATAATACACAAGACCTGTATTGGTTGTCACCTTACTCAACTTGTGGTGAGTAGAAGTTTCAAGCATGGTTCTTACTATAGAATCTGATGTTCTCTTAGTCTCCTCTTTACTTACAAAGAGAGGGGTAATATAACATTCAATTATGTCATCCTTATGCTCCTCAATGTTTTCAAAGTTCTTGTTGTCAATGAGGATTGATTGAACTGCTCTTCTACAAAATACAGGAACCTCAACTTCTGGACCTCTTAGGTCTATTTCAAAGAACCTTTGAAACACATTGTTACTATTGAAGTTAACCAGATTGACATCAATGTCCCTTGGGTATGTATTACTTCTGGGAAAGTCAAGACTTCCTAATACTGTTCTTTCATATATTCCTGCCATTACATTTCAACTTTAAAATACATTGTATCAGCTGCAAAGGAAGTGTAAAATGGTACATCTCTTGGCATAATGGGATTACACTCATTTGCAACAAAGTTTACAAAGATGTTGACCATAAGTGATGCAATCATATTAGCCATGAATGTGGTCTGCTTGTAACTACATACAGTGGCATCAGCTTGACTATCATTAAATAACCAATCTCTTTGATACTGTTTTATTGCTCTTGCGTCGTTACCTTGAACAGCCAGAATCTGTAGTTCTTCTGCTGCAAGTCTACCATCAATAAGTAAGCATTTGCCTCTTTCTTCTTCTGGTTTAGACATTACATGCTTGTACCATTTCATGAATACAAGTTTCCTTGCAGCCATATTATCAAACCCACAAATCATGATGTCCTCAACAGCACTGTCCTCATTATACAGCCCATTCATAGCAATAGTACTATGATAGTCAGCATAATTAGCCACCATATTTGCAAGGGCATCAACCTTTGAATGACCAATATCACTTCTGCCATATAACTGACCTGACATATTGACAGCTTCAACAATATCATTGTCAAATATAACAAGTCTTGCTGGTTTCATTCTTGCAAGGAGGAATCCAATATAACTACCAATACCACCAACACCAGCTAAGATAATGCTCTTAGTTTGCAGTTGTTCATACCATATTGCTCCACTGAATCTTGTAGTAGTTTCATCAACTGCCAAAGACCTTGAATTAAGAGGTATTTCAATATGATTAGCCAATGCCAAGGCTCTGCCTTCTGTATCTGCTTCATTAAATCTTTCAGCCCAGTAGTTATTAACCAAGAACTCCTTGAATCTATCACTAGTGCCAGCATTATTCTCTGCAAGGATGATTCTCCACGCACCACTATCAGGAGCTTCTGATGCACCTCTTCTAGGAATACCTTTGTCAACTTTCTGATATACATACCAAGTACCTGCTATAACTCTCCTGATGTAAGATTCAAGTTCTGATGGACTGCCTGATGAAACATAACCACAACATATAGAGCTGTTATCATAACCTACAGGTGGTTCTGGCTCTGGTGGAACTGGCAAAGGTTGTTCAGGTGTATCTATAAGCATTGGTCCAAGTTCCTCATTAACAGTAACAGCAGCTACTTCTTCCATAGCTGCTTGAAGCTGTTGCATTAACTCCATTGATTCAGGAGTCAATTCCACTTCAATATTAATAGGAACACTAGAACTCTGTGATATGGAAGCCTCTGTGAATGCAGCTCCTCCAGTAATTTCATTAGTTATTACTCTTCTTATCTGCTCAACAGCAGCATCTCTTATTTCTTCATTCATGTTTAAATCTCCTATAAGATATAATCATCCAAACAACTAATATAAGACTTCATCCATACATTTGATGGAAGTTCTTTAAGTGCAAGTCTTACTTCATAAGCAAGTATTGAAACCATCTCTGTGTCATCAAGTACATTGACCAATGTATCATCAGTTGTATAATTGACCAAGAAATCAATGAAATTAGATGCAAATGTCTCAAATTCCTTAACAGAGTCAAACCTTTCTGAGTACACCTTATCCATTGAGTTCATCCACTTGTTAATGTCCAACTTGCTTTCAGCTGGAAGAATGATACTGCCAGTGATAATTTGTCTTACAAGCCAGTCAATAACTTTAGCATTAGCTCTTACTGTACCATAAGGGATACCATAATCATTATCAGGCTTTTCAAATGGAAGGTCTCTTTGAGTCGGTGCAGGATATGATGAACCCTGTGCAGGAAAGGAAGACTTATGTTCTTCAAACTCCTTCTTTGGCTGTCCATATTGACCTACAGGTACATAGTTACCACCTGCTGGTTTACCACTAGTAGTACCTACCTGTAAGCCGGGGTATCTACTTTGATAACCAGTAGTTCCATAGCTATTCCCATAACCATTGTAACTACCATAAGTAGCACCGGGTTTATATGCTTTCTTGGCTTTCTCTGCATCAATTTCTTTCATGCGAGCAAGTATTTCCTTCTCAACTTCATCAACAGGAACAGTCTCTTTCTGAATCTCAAGAGGGAACCATTCGAGATATTCTTCTTCAGCTTCAAATTCATCAGTACCTGTGACTTCTCCATCCTTCCAAGTAGGATAAGTAAACTCTTCTTTCACCTGTTGTTTAGCTTTATATCTCCTTGTAACTGCTGCACTATAAGTACCAGCATTATTTACAATCAAAGACACAAAGTGTGCCATATCCTCACCCTCTTGACTTAGTGTTCCTGTATCAGTCCCACTAAAGAAAGTAGCCATATTGTTATGGCTATGAATAAGACCTTGAAATACATCTTCACCAAGTAATTCAGGATGGTCAATCATATAACTTACTATGTCAGGTGACACATTAAATTCTGTGTAACCACCAGTTCCTTTATCCATTTGAAAGATATCCACACACTTGATAGTCAAAGGATTATCTTTATCATTAAAAGCACCTTCAACTTGATAGAACAGTACTCCTGACCATTCTACTTGGCTAATGTGAGTGCACAATAACCTGATTTTCTTTTCTACCTCTACAGGTACGATTATTTTATAGGGTAAATCTGGTTTTCTTTTTATCAATTCCAGACTTGGCTTTTTTGCTGTTTCCATATTCACAATTTAATAATTCTAGTATTGCCCAAACGAACTCTCTTATCATATCCACATTGAGTATTGTAGATACATTTCTTACACCATTTGTTAATCCATTAATAACAAGATTAACATCCTGCCCTTTAAAAGTTAGTACTTTCCTACCAACATATTGGCTATAGTCTCTATTTGCATTTGAATTAGGGTCATATATAGCACCATTAGCTATAATAACTTCCTTAATTATTCTCCTCTCTTTAAGACTATCTATAGTTGGAATGTTAAATGTTACTCTATACTTGGCATTGTACCAGTCAATGAAAGCATTACTTATGGTCAACACAGTATCAGTAAATGTGTGAGCTAATCCATAAGAACCATTTCTATAGTTGAACTTGAGTACATTACTGGCAAACAAATAGTCAAGAAACTCATCTACTAATTCTCCTGAAAAATGGCTGCTTGATGTGTAACTGACTGGTTCAATACTGAAATTATTCCTCATGTTAGTATCATTAGCACCAATATTCTCCATTCTTCTATAAGGACCACCTTCAAGTGATTCCGTGCCCATATACCTTTCAAGTTCAAGACAGAATAATTGCCATATAGGTTCATCAAATCCTACTGTAAGACTACTCAGGGTGTTATTAATAGGACCACTACCAGTACATACACTTCTGAACGTAAAGTCAAAGTCAATACCACTTACATGAGAGTGCATATAATCAGACTGCATATGTACAACATCATACTCTGACCTGTTCATCTTGAACCAGCCTCTACCTTTGCCTTCCCAAGTTATAGGAACCTTTGCCCATAGATGATTAACCTCTACAGTCCTATCATATTCATTCCTTATAGTTACATGAGGAAAATGTATGATAATAGGTATATCTGAAAGAAATTTATTACCTATAAACTCTTTCATATAGGGAGCATATCTGTCAAAGGTCTCAATACTTTCAGTTATAGGATGTAAGTACATCCCTTCACGATAGTCTCTAATTAAGGATTCATCCCTATGACTTCTCATGTAAGAACCTCCAGCAAAGACACTTGAATCACCATTCACTATCTGATACATATCAGTTCTTCCAAGCTTATAGGTAAATTCATCCAAGCTTATGGGCTGCAAGTCTACTCTTTCCTCACCATAGAAGTCATTGAATATCTCTGTGACTGCCATTGGAAGTTCAAGCAACTCTCGATAAAGAGCCTCTATTTTTTGTTTTAATTCTTCATTCATAACAATTTAGTTACAAGAAAAAAAGAAGGAGAAAGTCATTGGACTCTCTCCTTCATCTCATTCAACCTTATTTTACAAAGGCAAACATATCATCAATTTCTCTCTTAGACATCTTTTCAGATGCAGGAGTTTTAGATGTACTGCCATTCAGAAGACCCATAACTTTGTCATAAGTATCTTCTTCAATGGTATCATTGCAATACAAGTCTTCAACAAGAGCTTTCAAAGCTTCTTCACAGTTGCCTGATGCTGGTGCAGCCGGAGCCACAGGAGCTGCTTCCTCTTTCTTAGCTTCTGCAACAGGTTTCTTTGCAGCTTTCTTTGCTACAGGAGCAGGAGCCGGAGCTTCAACTTTTGCTTCTTTTTTACCCTGTGACTCAATCAAGTCAATCAAGTCTTGAGTTTTACACATGGTGAAGTTCTTACCAAACTTTACCAGACAAGCACCTTGCAAGTTATTAGCTTTGATTGCATCATAAGCTTCACTTCTTGTCATAGCACCTGACTTGATTTTCTTTTCAGGAGCAGTCAACAGGAATGTCAAATCATTGACAATCTGACCCTTGTAAGGAATATTGGTAGGCAGTGGAGCTGCATCATCTTTCAATTCAGCCCTCATGTGACCTTCAAAGAAAGTCATGCCTTCATAGTTGATGCCAAGTTCCCTCATTTCAGCCTTCAACTCACCGAGGTTTGTAGCACTGGATGCCTGAATGATTGATTGTTTCTGAGTCTTGTTATTGATAATTGTTACTTTACGAGTTTCCATAATGTTTTCTGTTTTAAAATGTTACTTAAATAGACCTAATATTATTTCTTTGAACAACTCTTTGTTCTGGAGCTGCTTATACAGGTCTGATATATCTTTTGCCCCATTTATGTCAGGTAAGATTAAGTTAGTGAATCCAGTAGATTCTGATAGTTTCTCTCCATCTTTGAGACCAGCTTCATCATTATCCAGTAGTATATAGACCTCTCTATATCTCCTTCTTAATTCACTAACTGCTGTATCACTCATGCCATAGCCCTCACCTTGTATAGCTATAGCTGGGATGCCTGTATTAGCCCACAGACAAAGGGCATCTTTCATACTTGAACAAATACAGATTCTTGCACCAAACTCTGGTACTTTAGTCCATAAACTTATAACAGACCTGTCATGTCTGTTGCTCCATTTATATCCTTTAGTGTTGAATGGTTGGTATATCTTAAGTGTGATATTGCCCTCTTTTCTTTCAACATAGGCATAGGCATATTTGTCTGCCCCAAACACATACTCTTGGCCATTCTTTATCACTATTTTATGGCTTATAGGATATATATCAGCATAATCTAACCATTCTAAGGTTATCCCAAAGGATTCCCAGAACTCTATATCATGCTTAGCCCAAGGTCTTACCTTGCATTTCAAGTCTATTGACTTTGGTTGTTTATGAAGTACCTTATCTGAATACTCTGTAGTCTTAACATTGAACACTGGATTGGTACTGGAGAAATTAGGTAAGTCTTCCCATACTCTGGTTAATACCTGTATGTAACTCACCCCCCAATATAAGCCAAGTAGGTCCCATAAACCCCCTCTATCTCTTGTTGCATAATCTACAAAGTGAACTCTCTTTCCATCAGATGAATATAAACCAAAAGAAGGTTTTCTATCCTGCCTCAATGGAGAATTTATTATCACAGGTAGTTCACTAACGCCAAAATAGTGATTGAGTACATCAAATTCACTTACTTTATTGAGCAATTCTTCCAAGGTTACACTTGGCTTACCAGTACCAAAAGCCATAAATTCAATTAGTTAAACGTTATTTATTCCAAGTAGCCCAAGGTGCATTAGCAGGAGCTGTTCTAGCACCAAGTGGGTCATTTGCAGGAGCTGAGAAATCTGTACTCTCTACAACATACTCCTTAATAGGTTCAGCAAGGAACTCTACAGAAGGATATGCACCGGCGTTCTTTCTTGCCTGCAAGTCTTCATCAAGTTTTGAATAATCACTGATGACATTCTTCAGGAACTTCTTCGTGTAAACTGCCTGAAACTGATTGTTATCATCAGTGGTCTTTACACCAAACATAGCTTTTACCCTGTTGTTTGGTTGCAAGCTGATTACACTCTTAAGTTCACTAATATCACCCCTGAAATAAGACTCAATCTTGTCAAGTCTTGCTTCTGCATCAGCCAAGTTCTTGATGAACACTGTTTCATTGCCTTTCTTGTATGACTTGCTAGGGATATTCAAGAAAGCCTTAATGAAAGCAGTCAAATCTGATTCACCAATATAGGCAGGTCTCATACCTGATGTATCATACCACTGCATGTTGTCAGGAATAGCTTCTGAACCATTGAGACAACCAACAGGTAAATAGGTGGACTCACCATACTTGTTGATTACTTCAACCTTACTTCCATCCCTGTTGAAGTTCTGATGTTTGTTCAGGAAGAAAGTGATTCTATCAACCAGCTCAACACCACATTTCTCTGCATCAGTCTTGACAATGAAGTCAATCCTTACCTGAGGTACTTTAGTCCTGTTACCTTCAGGACCTACTTCACCTTCACCCACATAAACAGGAGCATCTTCAAGAGTTCTGTTGAACAATTTCTCATACTCTGCCTTGCTGGGATTAACACCAATTATAAATACTGGTGCTACACCAATATACAGTTTTCTCACTCTATCTTTGCTTTCTGAACCAGAAGCAAAAGCCATCATAGCTACACTTTTATTCTTCATTTCTTACTATAGTTTAAATGATTTATTCTACTGTTCTGCTTTCTGCACCCCAGAAAGGAATACCAGCTGCCTTAAGCTGTTCAGCTTCCTCTGCTGTTGTAGCAAGAGGTGATTCAACAGCAGGGTCAATAGCAACTGCTTCTTGGGCAGCTACTTCAACTTCTTCCACTGTAGCACCTTCATCTATTGTACCTTCAGGTATAGCTTCAGTTGCTTCTGCTACTTCCATGACCCCATTCAGGATTTCTTCTGATGTGAAACCACCAGACATCTTGATAACAGGAGCTTCAAAACTGTCAATGATTGTATTCACCATGACGAGCTCATTTTGAAGGTCAGCAATCTTGCTTTCAAGCTTTGCTTTCTTTCTTCTTTGCATACTAACACTCTGTGCAACTCTTTTAATAGTTGCGAGTTCAAATCTACTAAATTCTTTCATAATGTTTTAAAATATTTGTAGCAGCCTTCTGTTACCCTGAGGTTCATATATACTCTGTGCTGCGTAAAGTTTTGTTATTGAAAATTCCCTTTCAGCCCAATCAAGTGCCTCATAAAACAAGTCCATAAGAAATCCTCTCTTGAATGCTGTTGTTACAAGCAACTTTGATTGTTCAGGGTCTTTACCTCTATGTATGCAATATTGCCACACAAATAGTTGTGCACTTTGATTACTTAAGATGTTAAAGTTCAATTCACTTGAAGCTCTAACTACATCTTCTCTAGTCATTGCATGTTGTAATACTTCCTAACAGCATTATCAACAAGTTTCAAACTGTTAGGTATTTCAAACTTACTAAACATACCAAGAGGTGTCTTGGCACTTGAGTGATTGGCTCTAGTCTGAAACCAATACTTGTTGTCACCATTATCACCAAATTCAACCCTAGTCATTATGACTATAGGATAGAACCCTTCAGGTGGAGTCTTGGTCAGTTTCTTGCCAATTACAGAGAACACAATCTTCTCTGTCCCATCAGGCTGAGTCTGCAACATAGTATGACCCATGATATATACTATCTGGTCTTCCCTAAGCAATGTATTACAGAGCATATTCAGCTCAATAACATCATTTGCAGCATCTCTCCATTGGTCAAAGGTCATCTTCTTCCTGTCATTGAACTCCTTCATTGCAAGATAGATATTGATAGTATCAATACTGACAGACTTAATGTGTTGCTGTTCTGCAATCCACTTAAGTATCTCTCTTATCTCTGCAAATGAAGTAGGTTCAGCATAATTTCCCTTCTCCAACTCCCATATACCTGCTGGTATAGGCAAATCTTTCCTGTCAAGATTCATAATGAAATGACTCTTTGGGTCCATACCTTGATAGTCCTCAAGGTTAAAGCTTCCATCAGGATTAATTACAGTTGAAGTGGTCTTACCATCACCACTTTGTCCTAAAATTGCTACTATTTTTGCCATTCTTAAATTATTTACCTGCAAAGGTAAGGAATTTCTTCCACCTGTGCAAACTTACTTTCACTTTTCTAATTCCTCGCTGTCTACCAAAGGCTAACATTGCTACACTTGGTTTTCTACTGACCACAGTATCAATATACTCCATCACCTGCCTTAGCTGTTCTTTCTGTTCAGGTAAAGGCAATTCAGCAAATGAACTGACTGCACCATCAAAGAATAATGGACATATTTGACCTGCTGAACCATTATCTCTGTCCTCAATAACATAAAGAAATCTTATGTTATTTCTGAACTTGGTAATGTCATACTTCTCATGTTCCTGTAATCCATACTTAAAGGGACTATACAGCCCTAATACTAGATTTGCATCCCTAGTAGTCGTCTTACAGTCAGCTAATCCATCTGATGATGGATACAGCTTGTTCAACTTCTGATTCTCAATACCTTCTTGTGCTTGAGCCTGATGCTGAATAGCAATGAAATTAAGGTCAAATGTATCTCTTAACTCTATTGCATATTTACTCATCTTCTCAATAGTTTGCATCTTATTCATTCCACTCTCTTGCATAAGATTGGAATAATTATCAAGCACACAAAGAATGTATTCATTCTCATCCTTGTACTGGAAGTAATCAATTACTTTTCCTGCTTCCATTTCACCTGTGAACTCATTCCTCTTAAGCCCCATTTTGTACTGAAATTCTCCTCTAGTCAACATGTGATTTCTGATATACTTATATATACCAGTAGGATTTCTTTCAGTATCAATATAGGATACCATTTCCTTGAACTTGTTGACATACTCCTGATATTTATCAGATGCAATCAAGTCAAGTATTTCTTGAGGTACAGGCTTATCAGCTGAAGTACTCTTGAGGTTAGTAGGAGAGATTCTTATACCATCCAGTCTGAATAACAAGTGACAGAGAAACTCATAGATTTTCTCCTTCTTGCCCATTTCCAGAGTGAAATAAAGAACCTTTAACCTTAGTTGGTCAGGATGTTCTATGGCATAAAAGAAAGCCTCATACACGAATGTATAATCCACCAACTTGGATTTACCTACCTTCTGATTGGCTGTTACAATTGTGTATCTTCTTTTTTCTATGCCCGGAAGCCAGTTTCTAAGTCTGGGATAACATAATGGGATACAGTTGATTAACCCATGAAGTATCCTGTTCCTTCTGGTCACCAGTTCTTCCAGTGCCCTATCAAAACTGTCCTTCTCTGTATCAGTTGATGCTACTTGTCCAGTCATAACTATGTGGATTTACTTGGTCAGCATTCTCTATCCATTCAGCTAATTGAGAGACTTGGACTACTTCACCATCTCTGTTTTCATCCTTCCAAATGAAGTACTTAAGTAATCTCAAGTACAGGTAACTGCCATTGAATGATTCAACATATCTCTTGGTTGCATCCAAGATTTGTTCATCACTATAGTTATCGCCATATCTTTTGAAGAATGATACCAGCTTCTTCTTGATGTCAGGTGTATTTCCCCTATAATAATAACTGGTTCCTTGCATCTTTCCTTCAGGATAAATCTCCCTTAGTTTGGATGCTAAATCAGCTATCCTATCCTGTGCAGACTGTGTAGGTCTGTCACTCTCAAGTACTACATCACTGAATAGACTAATACCTCTATGAGTAATGGTGTATTTCTTATCAAGCTCAAACATGGAACCATTAGCTCTGGTAATGTATCCCTTGTTGATTAGACCTTGATAAATATCATCAGTCCCATATTGTATAGCTCCTAATACTAGAACTTCCTCTTTGGTAACATTGTGCTTAGAACAGATTTCATCATCAATTCTCACAATCATGTATCAAAACCCCCATTTCTTGTGAAATAAAATATGGCTGCCAATGCTACAGCAGCTACTATATACTGTGCAGTACTATGATGTGCTGCTAATAATATGATTGCCATCTTAAAATTCCGTTAGGTTATTTACTACTGTTATATACTCTGGTTTAATACCTTCAAGTGCCTTATTCAGATATTCTTCGTCTCTTGTACCTTTATAGTACATGATGTATATCTCTGGTTCATCAGCTCTCATAGCTCTACCAGATTTCTGAACAAAGGCTCTCTCCTGACCATCAAGTTGAATGATAACACCTGCCTCAATATCAGTGAGATTTTGTCCTTCTTGAATCATTCCAACGGCATAAAGGTTATTTATTTCCTTGTTGTTGAACTTATCAATTATAGCTAAGGACTCTTTCTTCTTCTCTGAATGAATGGCATTTTCACCCCCAAGTTCATTTGCTTGCTCTATGCTGGAACAGAAGCACACATATCTTTTACCCGCCAATTTAGACAGTAAGTAAGCAGCCTGACCTTTCTTTAGTTCTCCAAGGTATCTTTTCCTTTGGAAGCCATATTGAAGCCACTTATTCTTGATTGCTATGTTCCTGTTTCTCATGAACAGGTTTCTCCAGTACTCAATCTTGGCATCAAACCAGTCATATTTCTGCTGCTCGGTGCATTTAATCTCCAGCCTTAAATCAGGATAATGGAATTTATCTTTAAGATAAGTCCATTTGTCCTTCATACTGCATTGAACTCTTTTCTTCAGGATGTCTTTGCCTCTCTCTTCAATGATTAACTGATTGGGGTAGGTGTTATCCAACTTCAAAGGAATGAGATAAATCCTCGGCTTAGGAAGTATGTCCCAATTAATAGCTTGTTGCATACTGACTTTGAAGCTCACAAATTTGCCAAAGATTCTGTTCAATTCAAGGATAGTTTTAGCAGGCAGTGTAGCTGAAAGTACCAGAACATTATCACAAGTTATGTCCTCAAGTATATCAAGTCTTAAGTCTGAATTAGAATGATGACCTTCATCCAATATGATTAGGTCATAATGCTCATGTCTATGATTCTTAAGTGAAGCATAAGTATCTACTGAAACCATTTTATCCCATATATAGTCTTCAACCTTCCACTTAATGAACTCCTCCTTCCAATTCTTCTTATGTGCAGTTTCAGCTACAATAAGCAGTACTTTGAATGGAGTTCCCTGTCTGGTTTCAAGACTAATATATTCAAGGAATAAGTGCTTCAATATATCAATTGCTGCCTTACTTTTACCTAAGCCTGTACACCATTGGAGCATGACTCTTCCATGTTCTTTCATTAGTTCTACAGCTTCATTTTGTACATCATCCTTTGTCATTGTTTATCCCATTTACCAATGTTTTTACTTTACTAATATAGTTTGGGTCCTCTGCATATCCTATCTCTTCAAGGAATTGATAATAGTCATTCGGAGGCTTATATCTATACTGTATGCAGTTAAGATAAGCAACCACACTTTCAGTCCAATGATTGAACTTAAAGTAGTCCTTATTCTTACTGTCATATAAACCAAACAAGTTATTATATTCCTTGAACACTTTGGACCTAAAGTGTCCTGTTTCAAGAATAGCTTGTGCTCTTACTATGTCCGGGTACATGACACCATAATAGTTAAGAACCTTAGGTAAATCCTTTTCAGGATTATCTGACATTAAGAACTCTGGTTGCTCTAACTTAATGCATTCCACTTTTGATGGATGCTCCAGCTGTGCTATCTTCTTGTGTATTACCCATGATGAATAGGCATTAACTGAAAGAAGAATAGCACAAGCCAGACCTGTTATAATATGTTTCATCTCATATTTTTTTATTTAACCATTTAAACCACTGAAGATGAGGTGCTCTTACTACCATTCTTCGGTCAATAAACTCATATCCATCTCTACCACTTTTACCGTCATATTGTATGCAGTATATAACTGCTATTAGTCCTGAACACACAAGATTTACAACTGGAATAATAGATACAACACCAGCTATAATGACCAGCCAAACAGGCACAAGAACTCTCTCATCACCTTCATCTACCCAAGGATATCTATCCCAACAATCAAAAGTACTCTCTCTTTTCCTCTTCTGTGGGTATGAGAAGAACATCAGTGTACCCATAATGAATACACTGATGATGATACTAATGAACCAAAACATCTTATTTCTTAGACATGTTATTGGTAATATCAAGTAGCATCTTCAAGCCTACAGCATCCATAGCTGAATTACTTGAACTTCCACTACCAAACATTACACTTGGCACCCATTGTACCTTGGATTCTGCAAGAGCTTGGGCGACACCTACTGCTGTCTTATAATCCCACTCAGCTTTTTCTGCTGGAGTAAGACCTGCCTGTACCAATGCTCTGTTTGCTGCTGCTTTTGCTTCACCTTCTGCCTGTACCTTAAGAGCAACTTGCTTAGCTTTCTTTGCTTCAAGTTCAGCTACTTCAAAGTCCTGTTGTGCTTTAGTTACAGCTACAGCTTTCTCTTTCTCTTGTTCCCATTTAGCCTTCTCTGCTGTGGCTTTACCATCCTCCGTAATCTGAATGGTTCTCTGAACAGCTTCAAGTGACTTTGTCTTTGAGGTAATAATAGCCAAGTTAGCCTGTTTCTGAGCATCAATCTGTGATTGAGTTGCTGCATCATACTTAATATCAGTAATAGAAACAAGACCACAGGAGATACCATATTGAGAAAAAGGAGATGTTTCCTGTCTCTTATATCCACCGGGTGCATTACTATCAGTGATGATTTCAGCTGTTGCCCTTATTTCCTCTTCACCTGTAATATCATTCACCACTTTGTTTTTGACTATTCTGGTTTTATATACACCATTGTTAAGCTGGTCTGTAATATAAGCAATAAGGTCAGTCCTTGTCTCACTTACTGATTCAAGTGAAGACATGAGAGGACCACAGGATGTTACTACTTTGTATAAGGTTGGCTTAACCAAGTTTGCTATCAGTGCTCTTTCACTACCAAACTCCTTCTGAATCTTACTAAGATTCATTTCATCAGTTGGTAACACAACCCTGAATGAGCCAATAACCATGCCTTTGCCTTTATCATTGAATGTGACTGCTGCTGCCGGATTATCACCTGCTGCTACATACCCTTCATCATTCTTCATAACACCTGTAAATTCAACTTGTGAGGTCTTTGAGTAATCATATACATTACCAAATCCCTGCCATTGAAGACCACCTTCAGTCCAAATGTGATAGTTGCCTGTCCAAGGCATCTGACACACATAGTTCTTTGACTTATCTGCATCTTCAAACAGTGCTGCTGACAGTGCCATGAACACAATTGCTACAAAACCAATGACAACACCAAGGATTTTACCTCTGCTGATTGTCTGTCTTTCTCTTTCCATTTCTTGTTTTCTTTTTGTTGTTAGACTTAGGCTCCTGTGATACTATCCAATAATAGAAAGGGATGCACAGGTTGCCAAAATTAATGTTTCTGTTAGTTATTTTCCACAGGTCAAACAATTGACCTGCTATCATACCATAATATAACAATATCAATGGTATAATGATAAACATCAGGAATCTAGTGTAAATCATATCAACTCTTCTTAGTTATGAATAAATAGTCACTTCTTGAGTCTTTCAAAGCACCAGCAAACCATGAGTTATGAAGACTGTATGCAATAGTATCAGGCTTACTCATCCTACTATACACACTTCTGATTACTGAATCTCCAATACCAGAAATAGCACATAGTTTGTATTTGAGCGAGTCCCTATTGTCAATTTCAAGCCAGTCTTCCTTTCTTATAAGGTATACTGGCTTTGGTCCTCTACTATAGCCACAGTATAATGTACCTACTAACTGCTTCTTATGTGTTTTATCAGCAAGTTCACATATAGGTTTCAACTTAGGCATATTATTTCTGTTGTATTCCCATGTGTCGATGCAACCTGATAATTGTTCATAAGACTTAGGTCTTGAGGTTCTCTTCTTGTAATTGAGTATTCCATTTGTCACATAGAATCCACCTTGCCAACCAATGTCTTCCTTCTCTTCTATGTACCTATAGAATATCCTCCTCAAGTTATAAAGCCTTGTTGATTTATCACATCTCTCAAGGAACTCTGAATAGACTTTGTTTACAGGTCTGCCAATGTTGACCTTAAGGAATCTTTCGATACCATTAAATGCCCATTTAGCCCTGTTATCATCCCAGCTGTTCTTGAACCAATTAGCCTCTTTGTATGCCACTCTATCACCACCTAGTCTATTAATTCTAGCTCTAGGGGTTCTACGATGCCATTTAGTGCCTCTACCTCTTTCTTTGAACTCTATCATATGCTGAATAATTTAATGTACCCTCTTTCTTGGAATGAATTATCCCAATTGTACTTATCATACCATAACAACACTAAGTATCTATTGTATGATTTAACAATACTGATACTGGGGTGATACCTGATGTAAGTGATAATTAGCCATATGATGACTAACACACTTACTATAGCTTTAGTATATAATGTACTTAACATAACACAACTGATTTAGTTAGTCCTCTAATACATTATAAGTAAAGCCTTGACCACCAAGGTGTTCTGTGATTCTTCTCAAATGAGCCTCAAGTCTCATTTTAGCATTCATTGCCTTCCATTGCCCAGCTTTAACCTTTGCATCAGCATAGCTTTTGTCATCTATCATCCATAGATAAGCTTCTTTTGTAAGGTTAATGGACTGCTTGATGTTCTGCATTTGTCTGACATTCACAGTGATTACCTCTTTGTTTTTGCCTTTTGCATCAGATACCTCAACATTGAAGTTATCATATGCATTTTGAGCCTTGGCATCAGACTCACTAAGCATTACTCTACCTTTGAGAATAATGCTTAGATTAATCTTTGGTTCACTCATAGTTATTCTCCAATTAGTTTTGCCCTGATAGCTGCAACAGTCAATTTGGCAATAGGATTGTCACTCTTTGAAAGTTTATCAAGAGTGTACATATCTATAAATTCCTTCTCCTGCCCGATGATTTGAGGAATCTCATCAACATGAAGACACTTATGCATCAAGGCAATGACAATCAATCCTTGTGCCTCTTGAGGAGCTTTCATGATTTCAATCAAGGTATTGGTATATACTTCCTTGACACCTTTGAATTTAGGGTCACTCTCTTCCATGATGTCAAGAGACTTTTCAAAAGCATCAATGACTTCATCTTCAAAGTGTTTACCGACTCCTAGTTGGTCTCTCATCTCTCTAAAGATATCCAGACCATCATCTTTCTTTTCCATTACTATTTATATTAAGTTAAACAATGTGCACAAAAAAAGCTACCACTCATTGCTGAATAATAGCTTAAAAACAAATATAAAAATGAAGAAAATAGAAGTAGAACATTCATAGTGGATATTGGTTTAAACCACCAGTCAGTCTGTTAATCCAGTGGATACACAAATAATAATAGTTCTTTATATTATGAAGTAACCACTATATATCACTAACTTCTATTTTGTGGGGGTGAAAGGACTCGAACCTTTATGAGATAGTTTTACAAGACTATTGTGTCAACCGAAGTAACTCTTACTAACCACTACTGTTTTACCAGAGAACATTTGTAAGAGTATTGTGTTTATTGCACCACACCCCCTTGTTTTTGCTGTCTTTCCAGCTGTCATTGTGGGGATAACAGGATTTGAACCTGTGACCACGAGCTTAAAAGGCTGAAGTAACTCTATCTATCACTACTTGTATATGATACAAGAGAACATTTAACAGAGTAAATACGTGCTCTACCTGACTGAGCTATATCCCCGAATAAGTACCATAGAACAGATAACAGAGTGTCTATACAAAACCCATATTGAAGTAACTCTGTTGCACACTAATGGTACTTTGTATGTGAACAGGGGCTCGAACCCATTTAGCAAATCATAACAGCTCCTTATGACCAATTGTACTTAAGCCACCCACCTAGAATATACAGTTACTGATACACATTTTCCTTCTAACCTTGCTAGCCTACAGTTAGTTGTACTCATATATACTTTCACTTTAAATCCTGTACAATTTACCGTTCACATATATGAAAGGAGCTTGGGAACATTTATCAGACTGATTTTGGTAAACTGATTCCACACATTAGTTTGAAGTAAGTCTGAAACTCACCACAAGCTCCTTATATTTATTGTTCCTCAAACTTATTCTCAATGCCCTCAAGAGCAGCAATATAAGTTAGGAAATGTTCTGAAAAACCACTGATTTCAGCTGTCCACTTACCTCTGTAGTTTACCCCCTTTGTGTTAGCACTTACATCACAAATGTAATTGTATGTACCATAAGGTTCTGGTATTCTAAGGTTAGGGAAATCACAATCTTGTGAGTCACTGAATATAATGATTCTATCAAACTCTTTGCCTACATGAGACTTACACCAATTAAGACATTGTCTGGTGAATATACCACCACCACCAATTCTCTTATTAGTGTCTTTGATTTGCTGGATGATACCAAATCCTTTTTGAGGATATTTGATATGTTCATGTGCTCCTTCTCTTCTGCCATCATTACCAGCTGTAGTTACTATTTCATAGTCCTCACACTGATTAACTGCCAACATAGCCATTGCACAAGCAGCATCATATCTTGTAAAGTCTGATTTACTTGACATTGATGCACTCATTGAGCCTGATACATCAACAATGAATAAAGTCTTGCCGGGTAACTTGGGCAAATTAGCATAAGATGCCAGCATACTATCTTCAATGTCTCTTTCAAATTCAGGATTCATCCTTGCTGTCTTAAGGAAATCAAGAGGTAATAGCATACTTGACTTGAGGTTCTTTAAGCCCTGTTGAATAATTCTTCTATCAACATTAGCTTTCTTCATATTTGCTATGTTCCTCAACATTGCAAGTCCACCAATCTTTTGATTCTCAATTAGCATTTGCCAAGCTTGTTTCTTGTCCTTACCTGTTGAAAGCAATACTTCCCATGTTTCAGGTGGTGTAAGAGTTCTTGTAGCTACCTTTTCAAATAGCTTGGTCTCATACTCATTTCTTGCTTTAGCATGAGTCAGGAATAATACATCCCTTAATTTAATAGCACTATCTCTGTCATATTTAGCCAGTTTGTACTCATTAAAATTATGAAATGCTTCTGCCAGACCCTTCTTAGCTTGATTACAGATTGGTTTCTTTCCTTCCTTCCAATATAATGCAAGGAAATCAGTCAACATATCTGCCCTAGTTATAATTCTAGGCAACAAGTCTTTGACAAACATCTTGTGTTCAGGATACTTACACATCTCAACTGCAATGAACAGAGGAGTATGTCTTAGTTTGCTTACCAATCTTGCTTCAAGTGCTATGTTATACACATCTTGAGCATTACATAATGGTATCAATCTCTTGATTTCCTCTGCTACTCTGGCACCATCAACATATGCCACATCTTCCCATAAGAGATTAGCTAATACAGCTCTCCTAAGTAATGCAACATTTGACTGTCTTGCAGCAAATGAACCTGAACCACCAGCCAATCTTTCATCTACAACTTTAGGTGTAGGTTTAAGTGACGGATTTAATTTACTCATAGTTCTTTATCTTTTAAAATTTGACAATGCAAAGATAAGTCATTCATCTGACATATGCAAACAAATGAATGACTTTAACCTTACTTAACTGTTTATGAATACCACACTTCCGGTGGAAACTCATCTATTTCTTCTTTATCTTTCATTGTACTGGTATTATATCTAAATAAATAGCTCCTATTGTCACAACTGCAAGTATACCAATGATGATTACAAAAATCATACATAAAGCTATCATGGTCTCATCACTCACTCTTTTCATAGCTTATCAGGATGATTGTGAATAATCCACCTGCATGAACATACTATAATAAGATGTTGTATACCTGTGGCTAACAATACACCAATTACTATAGTTTGCCAATTAGGTAATGATTCCCAACTTGACAAGTATATAGCACACAAGAAGAATGTAATCCATGTTGTACTGCAATAGACACAATAACCCAAAGGATATGCAATGAATGCCAAGAAGCTTCTACCAAATGATTTCTCAATGACGTAACCTCTTTCTTCCATATCCTCATAATATTCAGCCCAAGGTTTGAGTATTCCATAGTACAACCAATTGAATATCATGCCTCTTGGCTTAAGGCAATTCCTGTAGAATATACCTAATAGCCCACCTGCTATTCCTAACAGGATGAACTCAAACAGAAAAATTACGAGCTCCATAGTCTTCTGCTTCATCAAGTTCAACGATACCTTCCTTATTTACAGCCAATTTACTCAATGGAATTATATGATTCCACTCTGTTGAGCCATTAAAACATTTGCTTCCACCATTGTTATTGAAACATCTACATTTACCTGCATATCTTCTAATAACCATTGAATGAAAGTGAATACCAGAATTCGGACCATCAATTACAGCAACTAATGTGTCAACAGGCAAATCTTTCTTCAATACCTTTTGGTCAGCATTCCACATGTAACCAGCCTGTTCCATCTTAATCATCATGTTAGTTATTTCATGCGGGTCTGCCATTCTGAATAAGGTACTAGACCATGCTCTGTTATCCTCTGATGGTATGAAATTATCACAAGTATCTACTCCACCATAAGCCATAGGATACCCCATGCGTGTAAATTTGCCTCTGAATATGAAAGCCCTTCCATCTTCATTAGCCATAAAGTCTCCATCTTTATAAAGACTAAATTTACTCCATTCTCTGCATTCCTTAGATGGAAATAGCAGGCATTCAGCATTTTCATAACCTGCATAGTAGGTACCTTCTTCTGTAAATCTGCACTGTGAGCCATTACAGTCTGTCAAGACTATAGGTGACCCTACTGGTCTACCATCCACAAATTCAAGATTCAATTCTCCAAATAATGGACTCCATAACTTTGTACCTTTAGGACAGCCACTTAGTAGCTTCGCTAAATTGAGTTTCTCATCACACATTATTTCCACATTTTAAGTTTGTTACCTTTGCATTCAGCTATCAGCATGAACACAACTCCTTTTCTTTTCTGTAATACTTTCATTATTTAATATATTCAGGTTTAAACCATAGTCTTTTGTACCAAGGTAAACAAGATGTTTTATCTATAATGTACTCCTTCATGTTTCTCTTAATTATTTCTGATTTCTCACGAAGTTTCTCTTCTCTTTCATCCATTCTGGCACTCATTCCTTTATTGATTAGAGCACAGATTCTTCTTACTTGAGAATGTGAACCTTCTGATAAAGTAAGCTTGCCTCTGTTAGAATAGAAATATCCATATCTTTCATGTGAATATCCCCATTCTATAACAACATCAGGATGGTCTCTTTCAAGTTCTTTGATTCTCTCCTTAAGAGCATTATACTCTTTAAGAGGAATAATAACACATGCCTTGTTTTCCATAATTATATGATTTCAATAGTTCTTCTTCCAAATGCCTTAGGTATTGTTCCTTCAATATCCACAGTTACTATAGATGTATTAGGTATACCATTGACTATCACTTTATCCTCATCAGTAAGTGGTGTGTATGATAGATTCCTAAATAGATAACCACATCTTACACACCAACATACTCCATATTTATTCTGTCTTATCTTATGATGACCATAGGCACACAGTCTTATTGCTTTGATATACTCATCTCTTGTCATTGAATCTAAATAATGTTTTATCACTCATATATTCAATAAATAGGAAGAATGTTCCTAACCATGATATCCAGCATAGCACAATACTGAATATTAAGTCTCCAACTGTATAATTCCACCTTTTTTGCTTCCAAAATAAGAACATATAAATGGGGAAAACTATTGCTCCTATTATGTATATAACCAATATTGATATCATACCTTATGAATTAATGTGGTTATACCAATAGGTGCAATCTCTGTCCATTCAGTAATATTGTTACTGTCTTGAGGTTTACCATCTCCAAATGTACATATAGTAATATGTGGAGTTATATTAGCACATAAAGGAGTGAATCTTAATTCTCCTGTTCTCATTGAACCAATTTGAGGCATACTCACTCTGAAAGCCAATGCCTTGTCATTCATTCCAATAGCATTAACTACCAATGCATATGCTTTTGTTCCATGTTGAGTTGCCTTGGTGTGCAGCCTGTCTAACAACTTCTTGAGGTCAGCATGGTCTTTCTCCTGACTCACATGTAACAGTGTACAGTGGTCTAAGTATTCCTTTGTTGACCTTAGAAGGGCAACTTGATAAGGAGAGTCCTCAACATATCTCCTTAGTTTGTCCCTACTACCTTTAGTAAGGAATAAACCATAATACTGATAGTCAGTTGATTCTTTCATATAATTTATTAAATCTGTCAAAACTGTCACTCCAAGGGTCTTTTGAAGGTTTATTATCAAGCATGAATACATACTGAACATAGATTTCACCCTTGTAATTTCTCTTAACATTAATTACCTTCACCTTAACTTCACTGAATGGGTCATCACTCTTAAACTTGTATTCACCCCTTAATCTGTCAAGTGATTCAGTACTCTCCACAGTCTGCTGTGATTCAACAGTTGTCCAGCATGATTTGTACACAAGTGAAGCACAAACCAAAAGAATAATAACAAGTATACCTGCTATTATTGACCTTGTAATACATTTATTCATATGATTATATATTAATTGGTTAGTACTCCCAACTGGACTCGAACCAGTATTTACTCTTTAGGAGAGAGTTAGTCTATCCCTTGACTTATGAGAGCATTTAGTAGTACTATCTTCGCAGACAATACTACTAGAAACATTTAAAGTTCTCTTATATTAATTGACAACTGTCCGAAAAACATCGGATAATAATTTAACAAGCTTCTATTAATTAACTGAAAAGAATCTCTTTCTCAATCTCCGTGAGCATATTGAATGCCTTAACAGCACTTTCTTCATCCTTGAAGTACACAATGCCTGCACACATTACAGTCTCATGCCTATAAATGCCAAGTT